GTATACGACTACTTAATTGTATGTAACGCTACTAACAATACGCCTGACGTTGTTGATGACAACTCACTTGTAGTAGACATTTACATTAAGCCAGTTCGCACTGCAGAGTTTATCTTAGTAAACTTCTACGCTACTAAGACATCTCAAGACTTTAACGAGTTACTACAATAACCTTAACATAAATATTATATGAGCCCTAGAAGAAATTCTAGGGTTTTTTTATAAATAAATATATGACACAAACAATACAAGACGGTAAAACAAAAGTAGTTTACATTAATCCGTTTAATATAGATTCTGGAGTATATAAAATAACATGCCAAGATACAGGACACTTTATCGTGGGCTCGTCTCTTGATTGCAGAACTAGATTGAGAGAACATTTTATTGAGCTTGAAAGAAATAGTCATTGGAACACTCATATGCAAAACAGATATAATAAACATAAGAAAAATTGGATGTTTGAAGTGATAGAATCTGTTGAACCTGATAAATTGCTTTTGCGAGAATCTGAGCAAGGATATATTAATATGCACTATAATAGCGAATTATGCATGAATATAAATAAAAGTGCATATGTTCCGTCTTTCATAGGTCATGCCCACACCATAGAGACTCGCAACAAGATATCTATTAATTCGGCTAGGAGAAATAAGCCAGGTACTATGTTAAATAAAAAACACAAAGAAAGTACACGAAAAAAAATGTCTATAGCACAAAAACTTAGGGCCCCAGAGAGTGAGGAAACGCGGAAAAAGAAAAGTGTAGCTAAGCTAGGTAATGACTGGAATAAGGGGCGTAGACATACTCAAGAATTTAAGGATAAAATAAGAGCGTCATGGGTTATACGTAAATTAAAAAAGCAAATAAATATCTTAAATAAAGATAGTGTTTAGCATAAATATTATTATATGAGCCAGACCATATCGGATTTTTACAGGGTAGCACAGCAAAGAGATTTCGCAAGAAATTACATGCTTCGTGTAGTATCTATTGGTAACAACACGTTTAATGAAGACGACTTCGTTTACATTACCACAGCCACATTGCCTGATAGAGCTATTCAGAATCAGACTGCAACATATATGGGTTTAGACTTCAATATGCCTGGTACAGTAAAATACCCAAACAGCAATGCTTGGGACGTAACATTCCGTGCAGATAAAGCTAACTTACTTCGCAATAAGTTAGAAGCTTGGCAGAGAAGTCTTGTTTTTGATGATCAAACAAGTACAGGTAATCTATCAGTAAGAGGTCCAGAATCTGTTATCCAACTTAACCAAATTGATGACAAACTTAACATTATAAATTCTTATACATTGTTCGGTGCTTATATACAAAAGCTTGGTACTCTTGGTTATGATATTACAGGTTCAGGTACTCCGTTACAGTTTACAGCTACATTAGCTTACCATTACTGGACCGATACAGGTGTTGGTAAATAATAAGCTAAATTAAATACATTTGACCCGGCTGAAAAGTCGGGTTTTTTGTTGTATATAGCTTAAGTATTAATATGTCGGTAACACAACCCAATGTACATAGGTTTTTTGATGCTGTATCTAAGTATGGCTTTAATAAAAAATACAACTTCCAAATAGAAGATATTACAGGGTTGCCAGATAATATATCTAATTTAGTTAACTCTATACCGGATTACACTCTATATATACAATCCGCCAAAGTACCGGCTAGGAAAATTAACACAGTAAAAGTACCTTACAAAGCGTTCGAATTTGTAGTACCAACTAATGCTTCGTATCCGGATAGTGAAAACTGGGAAGTAGAGTTCATATCTGATAGTGATATGTTAATTAGAAACTTATTTGAACAATGGAGTTTTACGTTATACGATAACTCAACTAATTCTACATCTAATATTGATTTTGCTAAGTGCAATTTAACTCTTAATCTTTTGACAGAAACGATTGAACCAGTTGGTAATAACAACGAAGTAACAACAACATCAGAACCTTTAAACACAATAAGAACATATACATTATACGGGGTATTTCCGGTTAATTTAAACCCAATCGAATACAACATTACTGATGCTGGTACGGAAGTAGTAAAGTTTAGAGCTACAATGGCATTTCAGTATTTCACAGTTCAGTAATAAGTAATAGTATGACAGACCAAACATTAAATACATTTTACCGGGTAGCTACAGAGCGCGGATTTTCTAGAGACTATCAAGCTCGTGTAAGTCAATTGGTAATAAACGGTCAAGCTCTGGGAGATGACGATTTGGTGTATTTAAAGAGTATGTCCTTACCGAGCAAAAAAGCTGCTATATCAACAGTAAAGTATTTCGGTGTAGAGATTCATTCAACAGGTGTTCGGGATTATGGTGACAGCAAAAATTGGGAATTAACTTTCTTAACTGATCAAATACTATATTTAAAGCAATGGTTTGAACAGAGATTAGAAGAAGTAGCTGATAACACCGATAACCCAGGACGTTTAAATGTGAGCCCTGTACCCGGTTTAGATAGTTATGCAGTAATTGATGTACTTGATGATAATTTGGAAACAGTGGCATCGTACACCTTGAATGGTTTATTTGTGGTATCTACTCCAGGAATTGCTTATGACTTATCTGGTGCAGGTAAGGTGCAAGAATTTAAAGTAACACTTGGTTATCAAACTTGGGATGTAACTCCGGGTTCAATTCCTCAATACGAATCACCCGGTGGTGCTGGTGCATTAGGTAATGTGTTAAACACCCTGCGCACCGTAAACAGCATTGTACGTAATGTAAAGAGTATTTCGAAAGCAATACGTAAGAAATAAAATGCCTATTACAAATAGTACATTTTTAACTCAGGTACTATCTACACCTAACTTTCATATACCACTTGAAGCTAACTTCATTATAGGTATAGAGAACTTAGATACTATTATTACGAATTTAGATGCTGCAAAAGATATTATTTCTGATAGTGCTTTGCAGGTATACCCTGATGTATGGAATGGAGATCAAAACTTAGATGTATCTGATGTTTATTTTGCTAACGGTGTTAAAGTACCTGGAGAAGGAAGTAGTGCAGATAGAGTAGGTTTAAATACTAATACTACTTTAGCGGGTGGTTTAATTTCTGGTCCAATATTAAAAGGACGTAAGAATTTAGCAAACTTTGAAATATCGTTTCTTGAAACAAACACATCATTTATTGATTATGTTATCAGACCGTGGATAGTAGCTGTATCTCAATTTGGTTTATTCTCTAGAAAAAGCTCAGCGAATCTTAACACTCAAGTTGGTATAAAAAGCACTCAAGACTTTAAAACAGACATTACGATAGCATTTTTAGATAAAACCAACTCAGATGTTATCCGTAAACTTATTACTTTTCACAATGCTGCACCTATAGATGTTGCAAGCTATGATGCAACATATGGTAAGGTTGGTATGCGCACAGCTGCAGTTACTTGGACGTATTCTACTTATGAAGTTGGTACTAACTCCGCAGTCTCTGCAGGGGGGAGTACTATACCAAGTATCGTTGTTCCAAATATTCCATCTACTGTAGCTGCTCCTGCAAAAACAACTACAAACGCTAATAATGGATTTACAGGCGGTGGTGGTAGTTTCGGGGGTGGAGGTGCTGGGGGTTCGTGGTAAGTAGGTTGTAATGCCTTTCAAACTTAACGCTTATTTACCTAGTAAAAAACAAGAGGTACAAATAGGAGAGCTCTATTATAAGCAATATAGAGAGCTAGTTAAAAGCTTATATAATACAGACAAAAAAGAAACAATCCAGCAGTATAATTCTATATTACAAGATTTATGTTCTGATATTAAAGATATAGATATTACAATTGAAGATAAACTTTCATTACTATTAACAATCCGTAATTACTGTGTTAGTCCGGATTTAAAGCTAAAAGGAACCACTAAGGGTGGCACTACGTTTAACTATAGCATTTCCGTAGATAAATTAATTAAGTTGGTTAATACTATTAATAAATCCGATACTATACAAATAGACGGTATAACTATAAGTTTTTCATCATATAAAGCTCGAGACGAATATGTTCTCCTTAGTAATAACAGGGATATCTTCATTATCTTAGCGTCTTGTATAGATAACATAGTAATTGGTGAACAAACTGTTATTTTTAAGGATTTAGCATTTGATGAAAGATTGCAAGTAGTAAACTCTTTACCTCATACATATACTAATAAAATATACAAAGCTATTAAAAAGCTTGAAAAAAAATATGAAGCGGAAGACTTGTTAGTGGTAAAAGATCCAGTAGCCAAGGATATTGCTTTAAGAATAACTAAAAACATTACTGTTGAAACATTACAACAATTAGTAGAGTTTAATTTTACAGAAGATCTAAACAACATATACAGAGCATTTTATAATATGGTTAAATATGCCGGTTTTGATGCTAACTATATTGATACGATAACTCCTGTCGAAATGCAGGTATACTGGATGTACTTCATGCAAGATAATGAGAAGCAAACAAGTAAAAAAGAAACAAGCAGTTTAAATACAGGCTCTCTTAACAGTGAATTAGGATTTTAATATGACAAACTTAAACGATATAATTACCCAGATTAATACTTTATCTGAAAGAAATTCTTTTGATATTTATATACCTTCCTTAAAGCGGAATGTAAAGTTCAAGCCACTAACCTCTAAACAGCAAAAGTCGCTTTATTCGTGTGTTACGGATAACATTGTATATAGTACTAGATTTATAATTGTTACATATAATATTATCAAAGAAAATTGCTATGAACAAGATGTTATAGATAACTTAACAACATTAGACCGTATTGCTATTTTATTGTTTATTCGCAAAAGCACATTAGGGGTCAATATAACAGTTGCTGATGAAAACACAACTTATACTGGTAGCATTGAAAGCTCTATACAACTTATAAATTCTTTAGAAATACCTAGCAATAAAACAATTGAAATAAAAAATATAAGAGTTGAATTACAGGTACCCACAATTGAAATCCAGTATAGGTTAGAAAAAGAGTTAAGAGAAGGGCAAGCTACTCCGACTATGTCTCTAGATGAAATAGTAGAAGATGCGGTGTTGTCTGAAGCCTGTAAAATGATTAAAAATGTCTGGGTTATAGATAATGATCAAATAACCGATACTCAATACAATACGTATTCTTTTAAAGATAAAATTACTCTTATTGAAAACTTACCAGCTGAAGTAATGTTTGAGATACAAAGTTACGCTACAAATATAAACTCTTTAACAAGCAAAATACTAACTTTACAAGAATATAACCCGCCTATTCCGTTTGATATTACTGTGGATTTCTTTCTTGATAGGTAATATAAAGCTTAGCTTTACCGCTAAGTATTTTTATGTTAGAAACCCAGGATCCAGATAACACCACTAAAGTTAGCCAAGCTAGCCTTCCGGGTCCGGATTTGAGTGAAAACTTAGATAAGATTGCTAAGGCGTTAGAGAGTTCTAAGGCTGTTGATATTAACTTGCTTTATACAGCTGATAAAAACAGCAAGCTTTTATCAGAAAATAAAGAATTATTAGCTAGCATCGATAAAAACATACCTAAATTAACTAAAAAGTTAAACAGTACTGTTAAGGATTTATTACAGAAGAAAGAAAGCACGACAGACACTAATAGCCCTTTAACAGAAGAAATTACGAAACTAGTTGAAGCTTTAAAGATAAAAAACGTAGAAGAAGATAAGCGAGTTAAGAAAAGTGCTTCTGAAAATTACGGTGAAAGAGAGCGTGCATTAGATAAGAAATACGAAAAGAATTATGGAAGAGGTCTTGGTAAGTATTTTCCTGATCTACAGAAAAAACTTTTAGATAAACGCAAGGATAAAGAGCTAACTGATCTTATTGATGAAAATCCTGAAGCAGCTGCTGAATATCGCTACAATAAAATGGCGAAAGAGCGAGATGCTTTAAGCAAGAACGTCAAACCGGAAGCTACTGTAGGTAATGTTGCTACTGCAGCTGAAAACATTAAAACAAAAGATAGTAGTGAAGTTATTGAAGCTGCTTTAAAAGCTGCACCAGAAAAAAAGACTACTAAAGCAAAAAAGACTGTTGACAAGAATAAGCCTATTAAGGTGGAGTTAACAGATGTTAATGATACTGTTTTAGAAAAATTAGAAGATCTCTTGAACGAGAATCGTTTAAAAGAACAGCAACAACAACCTGAAAAGGATAATATTTTTTCAAGATATTTCGGTAAAAAAGATGCTACAGATGTTATAAGTGATGTCAAAAATGTTAAAGATACAGTCAAAGAGGTAAGAGGGGTAGCTAAGGCAGCAAAAGCTGCAAAAGAAGCATCTACTGCTGCTGAAGGTGCTGGAACTGCTGCTGGTGAAGCTGCAGCTGGAACAACTGGTAAGGTACTTACTACTGCATCTAAATTCGGTAAAGTTGCTAAAGTTGGAGGTGCATTAGTTGGTGGCGCTGTAGAAGGACTTGAAGAATATAACAAAAGCGGTAATGTAAAAAAAGCGGCTACAGTAGGCGTTGGTGGTACAGCTGGAGGCTGGGCCGGGGCTGAAGTTGGAGCTATAGCTGGAGCTGAAGCCGGAGCTGCTATTGGTACAATTGTACCTGGAATAGGAAATGCTATAGGTGCAGCTGCTGGTGGTATTATTGGTGGTATTTTAGGTGGTATTGGCGGAACAAAACTCGGAGCATTTTTAGGTAAAAAGGGATATGAGGCTGTAGAAGGAGAACCTGGTAGAGAGACTGGTCAAGTAACGCCTGAAACGAGTACTACTAAAGCACCTGGTCAAGTAACGCCTGAAACGAGTACTACTAAAGCACCTGCAACTAAAACATCCGTTGCAGCAACTCCTGCGTTAAGGACTCCTGGTACAGAAGTAGCTACTAATGTTAATGAATATAAAATAACAGCTCCTAGTCAAGTTACAGCCCAGCCTACAGGTACAGTTACTCCTGTAGCGCAATTACCTGAAGTAAAAGAAACTGAAGAAGCCGACACTAGCGCAGATATGACAGATCTTAAAAAAACATTAGATAATTTAAACACCACACTTAACAATCAAAGCGGGGGTGGGGTAATAAGTAGTGTTTCTAATAATTCTAACGGTACAGCTGTTTATAACATAAACGCTGGAGGAAGTGATGATATAAACTCTTCTCGTAATAAAACAGATATAAGACTTACAAGATTTAGAGCCTTAGCTTAAATATTAATATGCCAGCCCCTAACACATTACCTGTAACTCCTACCTTACCGACAAGATCGTCGCAGGAATTAAATAGAGCAATTCCAAATGCATTCGGATACGGTAATGATGTTGTAGGTGCACCTAGAATAGGCAACAATACAGGTAATGCTATTGGTGGTACTAATTATATATTTAATGTACATAGTGATTATTGCTGGACTTTAAACAAAAGTCAGACAGTTAGAAGTTATATACCACAAATTACTTTAACAGAATACAATTTAACTCAATCCGGACAGTTAAATTCTCTTAAGTTGCAATTAATGGCAACTGCTGAATCTACAACAGCATTAGCGGCTGCTGCAACACCAGCAACTTCAATACTAGGTAAAGTCTTTGGTACTGCAACTCAGTCATACCTTAATAAAAAGGGGGTTAATAAAACAGTTTCAAGCACACTCGGGTTTGCTGTAGACGCTGCAACTACCGCTGGGGGCGCAATAGGAGCTGCCGAAGTAGCGCAAAAGCTTGCTGGCCCAATGCTAGGTAAAAGCTTCTTAGATCCTTACTATAATTTATATCCATCTACACCAACAGGTTTAACCTACGTATTGCCTTATTTAAATACAGATAATATGACAGGGACTGCTGGAACATGGAAAAATGCTGACACAAGCAAAACAATACAAAACTTAAAAGATTTGGGAGCTGGCGGAGTAGAAGAAGTTGTAAGCGCAGCATTAGGTGGTGGTAAAGTAGGTAATGAAGCAGCTGGCGAAGCCTTAAAAACTCTTGGTGGTATTGCTAAAGCTACACAGGCTATTGCTCAGTTACAATTTGCTTTAGGGTCTCCAGGACAAGGTACAGAAAAGATTAAAGTGTTTACCCCTAATGATGATGGAGATGAGATTAATGTAGTATTTTATTTGTTTAATACAGAATCTATAGAAGATATACAAAATAATTGGAACTTTTTGTTTACATTAACGTATCAAAATCTACCTAATAGAAGAAGTATAAACTTGCTTGATCCACCATGTGTGTACTCGGTAGATGTACCGGGTTTTAAAAGTTTTCCGATAGCGGCTATAACAAAATTACAAGTAACTAATGAAGGTACTACTCGTTTAATAGATATTACTACAGGCGAGATGGCACCTTCTAGTTCTAGTAGCGCTAATGTAAAGATGATACCTGAAGCTTATAAAGTAACAATGACCTTTAAAAGTTTATTAATAAACACCCGTAACCTGTTCTGGAATTCGTTTCAGAACAACAATAAGATAAACGTATTTGGAGGAGCTACGAACGCACCTTAATATGTCACCGGAACCTCAAAAACAAAATAATTTACCGGCATTATCGCCTCTAAGTCAGTTAAACTTAGAGAACTTGTTTAACGTATATACTACGAATGTGTATGGTTCTCAACAAAACTATTTTTATAATTTGCTTGGTACTGTAAACATTCCTAATGATTTAGATCCTAGTACGTACAATACATTTACAGTTACAACTGATTATATGTCTTGGACTTTAATATCTCAAAAAGCGTACAACACTCCAAGCTTATGGTGGTTAATTTGTTCTACTAACAATATACAGAATCCTATAGAGTTTCCAAAAGCAGGTACAGTGTTAAAGATTCTTAATCCTACTTACGTATCTGCTATATTACAGCAAATAACCCAGAGTTAATAAATGGCTATAGCAACAACTACAGTCAATAATAATCCTCAGTTAGCTGATATTAACACAAGGATATATAACGGTCAAAAATATCAAATTGATATAATATTTGACAACTTACAAGGTAATCGATTCCAATTAAATCTTGCAAGTGTGGTTGGTTTAGATATATCAGAAGATATAAGAGAGTGGTATAAAAGAGCTACCTTAACAATTAGAAACCCGGATAATGCTTTAGAAAGTAAAATTACATCATCTGATACTCCAGACAAGTATTATAAGTTTAGAAATGATGGAAGAGATCTTGTTTATATTGTTATAAAACCAATTGAAGATAGTCAGTTAAATGAAACTAATGCTCAAATAGATTATGATGTATGGGGTATGTCGTATGTATTTTCAATTTACGATCGTAAAGAAATAGCAGGACAAACTTCTAAGGAAAAGGCATTAAAGCTTTATTTGTGGGAGTATGAGTATCAAGTATTTATAGAAACAGCTTTACAGTGGTCTACTAATGAAGCTTTACCTACAAGTATATCACCTGCGTATGCTACTGACTCTCAGAAACTAGTACCTACAGGTGTTGCTTTAAAAAACTTAATTACTAAAGCTTCTCAAAATTATATTACCCCTGGACCAACATTTAGTAGTGACTGGGATGTAGGAGCAAGTAAAATATTTTATACTACCCCGGCTAACTATACTGTATCAGATACAATAGAATATCTAGTTAAGAAGCACGTAAGCGCACAAATAGGTAGTGATGGAGGAGGAGACCCAGCTATTTTATCTCGTACGAGATTTACCGCTCAATGGAGTCTTTTATCATACTCTAACTTTTTTTCAAAAGCAGTTTCAAACAAGTCAAGTGGGCCAGGACTTTCTGTTTCTCAAGCAGGAGACCTACAAAGAGAAATTATCACTTTATCAAACCAGTCAGGGCCAGATACAGATGAGTTTGTATTTTCTTTACCAAATAGCCCGTTCAAATCAACCACTAATCCGTACACTAATTATCAAAACCCAACTACAAGTAATATTAAAAATGTGCAGTTTGTAGATATGGCTACATTGGACAATACTAATGAAATAATTAGTACTCCATGTTATAGCAATGATTACAAAAACAAATTATTTCAATTAGATTTTAATAACAACAATATTGAAAACGTAAAGAGTTTTATTGATAAAAACTATTCAAATAAGTTTAAAGTTTACGCTAAACCAGACACACTGTTAACGTTAAATAAACAAAAAACGAACGCTTTAACATTAAAAAATGTTTATTCTCAAAACGCAGATAAAGTTAGTCAGTTAGCTGAAAGTAGAAACTTTTTACTAGCAGCTGCAGTTTTTTTTAATGCATCTTTAAGTTTTACAGCAGGCGGATCACCTATAAGAGAGGCGGGTACGTTTATTAGCTTAGAATCTCAAACCCCGGCAGTAGCTAGCGAATTTACTAGTAAGTTGCTTGGTCAATGGCTAGTTTATAAGGTAACACATAGTTTTACAGAAAACGATTACACAAACAATATAACAGCTCTAAGGTTGCATGCAAATGATGCAATTAATATTAGAAGTGATATAACTTAAGTACTAATATGGCTTTAAAACCACTACAGGTAATACAAACATTCGACTACTATAACACTAATACGTTATTGCCTGGTTACACTGTACCTGGTTATGAAGATGAACAAAACATTACAAGAGCTCATTACAGTACTGATTTCTCATCTAATCCTATAGGTTCTAAGATAGATTTTTACAATCATTTAAACAATCCTTGTTTATCTATATCACAACCTAATCCTGTTTTTGATATACCGAAGTCATTATCCGCATTAGATCCGCAATGGTTTAACGGGTGGTGGGATAACGCGATGTTTTATTCGCACCCATTAGTTACATCCCAATTACAACAGGATAATCCTAGTATTTATCAAGCTTTTTCTGATTCAGTAGGTACAATAACATATGCACCTAATACTGACAATCCTTCTGATCCAACATACGGTAACGATGCAATAAGTTCTGCACTTAATGCTAAAATACCGAATAGATTATTGTCTTTAATAAATGGTTTAAACTCCAATATACAAACTAATTTTAATAATTTTACACCAGCCGGGGTAGGGCCATTAAAAGGTACGTTCCTACAACAAGTTAACGCTCTTAAAAATGCATCTACATCTCTACAATCTACTATTACTGGAAAAGTAGGACCGTTAAAGAATAAGCTGCCTTTCTCAGTTACTTTAATTGGTAATTTAGCAACCCCGCCAAGTTGGTCCTATACATACAATATAGAAGGAGTTTCTTCTACAGTAAACAAGGTTAACGGTATAATAAGTGCACCTGGTAAATTATTATCTGAGTCTTTAACTAAATTATCAAACTTAGTACCAAAGATCAATTTACCTTCTATCAGTAAACTAGTAGGAGCTATTGTACCTAATATGCCTGCAGTTAGTAATATAATAGGAGATATACAAGCTGCAAGTACCGCTACCAAATCTGTATTAAGTCAGGCTCAAGGTGCATTAGGAGCGGTAACATCTAGTATTACCCCAGTTCTAGGCACCATTAATAGTGTAACCGGGCAAATAGCCGGAGCAGCTAATTTAACTATAAAGAGTACTGCTAACTTGCAAAATATTAATAAAGTTGTCGTGCAAGATGGCGGTGTTACAGCTGCTTTAACTATACAATCTCCAAGCTCTTTAACGTCGCTTACTAATAATAGTATGGTAATTATTAATAACAATACTATCAATGCTAAAGGTAATTCATCCGTAACCAATATAAACAGTATACAGTACCCACCAAGCTCATAACATGATTGAACAATACAATAGCATTTATTTAGGTATAGTAATTCAAAACAATGATCCTGAGTATAGAGGTCGTGTTAAGGTTTGGGTGCCACATGTTTCTGCTAATATCTATAATAAGTGGAATCAATTAAAACAGGATCAAACATTTGCTTTTCCAGGTTCTCCTAATGGAGAGAACTTAAGCAGTATATTACCGCAATTAAGAAACGATTTACCGTGGGCTGAATTTGCTAGCCCTATACTAGGTGGTTCAACTGCTGGTTATTATAACGCAGCTTCTGATACTAATACAGTTTCAGATGCGCCTTTAATTTATGGCCAGCCAGGCACTAACTACTCTAGTACTTTGTCTGCTACTAATTTAGACCCAGAAAATAAAGGTGGCAAACCAGGAGCAGTCTATGAATCTAATCCCGTAAGTGATGCATTTGGTAATACTGCTAAGATTAACAGTCAGCATGTTAATCAACATTCAAGCGATTTCAAACCTTCAACATATTCTAATGCTGCTAAAGGAGTATTTTCTGTACCAAATGTAGGGGCGCATGTATGGGTATTTTTTAGGGATGGTATGCCAATGTATCCAGTGTACTTTGGTGCTGCTTTCGGTCAAGAAGATATTAACAGTATATTCAAATCAGGGGACGGTTCTTACCCTGATTACCCAGGTGTGTATGAAAATAAGAGTACTAATGTTACTTCAGATAGTTCTATTTACCGCAACAAAATGGTTGTCAATCAACGTGGTGCTGCTATAGAAATTATTAACACTACAGATAGAGAATCTTATAAGGTAACTCATTTTGGAGGCGGTTATTATGAACTTAATAACAAATATACCTCTTTATTTAATCCTAAAAATCTACAATTACTAACACTAGCTGATAAGTTTGAGACTGTTAACGGTCATAACAACTTATATGTGGGTAGAGATTCAGATAATATAATACAAGGAGATCATTTTCTTAAAGTAGGTAATTTTAATTTTGATGCCGCCACTAACTGGAATGATGTATATGCTCAATTAAGCAATATCACTGACCCAGCTACTTTACAAAGTGCATTATCAGCTAATTTAAATGGCTTTACTACACAAGAAAAATTAATGGGCTTTGGTGGTAATAGTTTTGAATTTATATCAAAACATAAAGTTTTAACAGTAGGTTTAGTACAAAATACAGCTGCTTCTTATACTAACAACCCAGACTTAATTGAAGGTATAGATATAGTTACAAGTGTATCCCCTAACTTAGCATATGGTTATTTTGCACCTGTTACAAAAACAATTGCACCTTATAAAGAATTATTTGTACCAGATATGCCCGGTGGCAATTTAGATATATTTGCAATGAGTAGGTTTAAGGTGCAATCTGGTGCAGGAGGCGCTTCTATACAAACTACTGGTAATTTAAAAATGTTAGGTGGCTTGGTAAGCGTAAGAGGCGATCAAGTTAGCATTGGTGCAAATGGCGGTCAAGTTGAGGTTAACGCAAGTGTGGTAAACATTAATGGAGATTCAGTAATACTAAAGAGTAATATTGGTAGTCAAGTTGTAGTTGACAGTACTTTAGGTGTAACAAAGAACGTTATTATTGGCGGTGGTGCATACGTAGAAGGTGAATTGTTT